TACATAAGTGTTATCTAATATAGCGCCTAAAACAAGGGGTTTTTTGCCGTGTCTGAATTAACTGACCTTATGAGAGGAGTTGTAGACGTTATTGGAACGGAGTCACCCTATATGGGAGTTGTAGCCGCTTATAGGGAATCTTCTGTCCTCTTGAGAGGCGGTGTTGACAGCTCTCTGTGATTCGTGTTTATAATGCTCCGTGGCAAAGGTGATCTTAGTAATGGAGAGGAACGGTCCCCCTAGTAATGGAGAGAGAAGAGGATATAGCGTATCTTAATGTCATTCCTACTATATGAGGTGGAACAATGAGAGCATACAAGCTATTCAATATCAGAAAAGATGGCTCACTTGGACCATTGTTCATCAACAGGCGGCAACGTATTGAGCCAGGCGTATGGCTCAAGGCCGAGAGCCACCCCACCAAGGGTTTCGCTGTCAGGCCACAATGGCATGCAACCAGTGCGCCCTCAGCGCCGCATTTATCCACCAAGGGTCGAGTGTGGCGCGAGGTAGAATTGGCAGGTGTGACTGAAATAAACAGGCCAGAATCACAGGGTGGAAAATGGTATCTGGCTGATCACTTGAGGGTGATACAATAGAGACTCTTATGGCTAAACAAAGCTGTGTAAAGAAGAAGACGAAGGCTTATGCCTGGTGCCGACCTACCCCTACTACTCCGTAGGCTGAAGAACCTCAAACGTGAGGTTCACGCTAAATTCCGTGCTCAGGGTGCCGTGCCTATAGATACTATCTTAAATCGTATGCTCGATCATATAGCCTCTATCCAGGCTATGAACATTGGTCCTACTCTGCATGAGCGGGACCATGCCCTACAGAAAGCCTGGAATCTATACGTCGATGCTTCTGAGTATTCGGGTCCTGAGATTTCGACGTACCGCTTGGGGCGTGAGGTGCCTCTTGAAGACTTTACCGTGGAAGTGGAATCTGCTAACCTCCGTGCCGGTGGTTTAGGTTATGCTTCTGTGTCTTGGGGCTTGATGGGAATCCACAAGGGTGGCGCAATCATCTGGCTGAATGACTTTTGGGTGCCTAAAGCCCTCCGTGACAAATACGACAGATGGCAAAGTGGCCAGGGAGATAAATCTTGGAGAGTATAACTTCTGAAATGCTCGCTCCGTACCTTCAGGTAGAAGTTGATCGTTCTGTTAAATCCGCCAATGAATTTACCAAAGAGGTTCTTGACCACTACATACTAGGTGACGAGATCGAGGGGGTTAAGCTCCCGTGGGGAATTCTTGATGAGAAGTTCAGGCTTCGTAATGGCGAGTGTACGATCCTCGCAGGGATCAACTCATCAGGGAAAAGCCTCCTGTGTGGCCAATTCCTTTTAGAGGCAATGACCCAAGGGGAGAAATGCCTGTCTGTCTCGCTCGAGATGTCTCCACGCTCTCAGTTAATCAGGCTTTGGAGGCAAGCCTCCTTAGAGGTTAAGCCCAACATAGACTTTGGCCTGCTCTTCTCTGCGTGGAGCCGGGAGAGGCTCTACTTCTTCGACAAGAGGGGGTCTGTTGATCTGAACACCCTCATGGCTGTCATTCGGTATAGTTTGGACCATCACGGGACCAGATTCATTCTAGTGGACAGTTTGATGACAATTGCCGGGGTAGCCAATGACGACTACAACGCACAGAAGCAGGTGGCGGCTATGATTGCTGAAACAGCTCGAGACCTGGACTGTCACATCTTACTGGTAGCACATGCTCGTAAGTCTATGTCTATAAAGGATAAAATAGATCGTTTTTCAATAAGGGGCGCAGGGGAACTCGCTGATATCGTTGATAACGTACTGCTCCTTCAGCGTTACTACCCTGACGACCCCGACGATCCTGATGCGTACCTGTCTGTGTCGAAAGCTCGCCATTGGGACATGGCCGAGTGCAACATTGATCTGTTCCTTGACCCTCCAAGTCTACAGTTGTATACTCCCACCCATAGACCAAAGATGCTTGAGATGGACGATGAGGAATTAGATGGATAGAACCTGGAAGGCGTTCGAACGGCGGGTAGCCGAGCGCACGGGAGGAGAGCGCATCCCTGTTGCAGACAGACGCTCTCACTTGGACGTTCTGCATCCTGTCCTTGGGATTGAGTGCAAGTACCGGCGGAAGATTTCGAAATTCCTGAAGGACGCTCTTGATCAAGCTATTGAGGGCTCTAAAGAAGAGAGCCTGTTTCCTGTTGTGGTGCTTGGGGAAAAATACAGCACCAAGATGTATGCGTTTATGGACCTGCAAGACCTTTTAAGGGTCCTAGCAGTTGTAGCTGTTTACACAGAGAACCCTCCGACTATCCTTGTTGGAGAAGGAGAAGATGATCATGCGAAGAATTGACAATCCTATTTCTTTACTGGAGGAGGTGCTACAGCCCTTCAAGGGGGGGTACGGGATGTCCCCACGGACTTGGGAGGTTGGGACCAAAGAGAAGCCAACCATTATAGAGCGTAGCAAGCTGGTTAAGCAGCGGTACAGAGCCTGGCAAGACGATGACGGTTCGTACCATGAGGAGCTCATCAAGAATGGTGACGATCCGCTGAACTACGGCGGGACTGATACAGACTGATGGGCCTATATCAAGATTACATAGCTATATCCAGGTATGCTCGCTATGTGCCTGAAAACAAAAGGAGAGAGACTTGGCCTGAGACAGTGGAAAGGTATATAAAGTTCTTTTCTGAATATAGTGAGGTAAATCTAGGGTTCATCCGGGAGCACATGATCAATAAGACTGTGCTCCCGTCAATGAGAGCAGTTATGACTAGCGGCAAAGCCCTGGAAAGGGATCATGTCGCTGGTTACAACTGTGCTTATGTCGCTGTAGACCATGTGCGTGTCTTTGATGAAGCCCTGTACATCATGCTCTGTGGAACTGGTCTCGGCTTTTCAGTGGAGCGGCAACACATAGCTAAATTACCAGAAGTAGCCGAGGCGTTTCATCCCACTGATACCACCATAGTAGTGGGTGACTCGAAACTCGGTTGGGCGAAAGCCTTAAAGGAGCTTGTGGGCCTTCTCTACGCTGGGCAGGTGCCCAAGATAGACGCCTCTAATGTGCGTGAAGCGGGGGCTCCCTTGAGGGTTTTCGGGGGAAGGGCCTCGGGCCCCGAGCCTCTTGAGCGTATGTTCAAGCACTTCATCAGGATCTTTGAAAACGCTTCTGGCAGAAAGTTAAACTCTCTCGAGGTCCATGACCTAATTTGTTACGAGGGTGAAGCTGTCCTTGTAGGCGGTGTGCGAAGAACAGCTCTGATAAGCCTGTCTAATCATTCAGACGAGCGTATGAGAGCCGCTAAAAGCGGTCAGTGGTGGACCGAGAACCCCCAAAGGTCCCTCGCCAACAACTCAATCTGTTATACTGAAGAGCCGGATATGGGGGCTTACCTCCGAGAGTGGCTGTCCATCTATGAGAGTCGCTCCGGGGAGCGAGGACTTTTCAATCGTGAAGCCTGTAGGGAAATGCTGCCCGAAAGACGGGAGGGGGGCTACGAGTTCGGCACAAATCCATGCAGCGAAATCGTACTTCGAAGTGCAGAATTCTGCAATCTTTCAGAAGTTGTTGCCACAAAGTCAGACACTTTTGACACCTTAAAGAAAAAGATAGAGGTCGCCACTGTTATGGGGACCCTGCAATCCTGTCTAACCGACTTTAGATACCTACGGAGCATCTGGAAAAAGAACTGCGAAGAAGAGCGTCTTCTTGGGGTAAGCATCACGGGCATCTATGACTCGCTTTTCTTGTTGAACTGTACGCCGACAGATCTTTCGTTGTTGCGAGACCATGCCGTGCAGACAAACAAGAAGTGGGCTAAACGGCTAGGCATAAACCAGGCTACTGCGGTTACTTGTGTGAAGCCGTCTGGGACGGTGAGTCAGCTCGCGTCCTGTAGTTCGGGCATCCATCCCGCCTACAACCGTTATTATATTCGGAGGGTCCGAAACGATAAGAAGGACCCATTAGCTAATGTGATGATTGAAGCGGGGGTTCCTTATGAAGAGGACAAGGCGAACCCAGAAGCCTGGGTATTTTCTTTCCCTATGAAGTCAGAGGGTTTGACCAGGAAGGAAATAGGTCCTATTGAGCAGTTGGCTATGTGGAAAAAGTTTGCTCTCTACTGGTGTGAGCACAAGCCTAGCATGACATGTTACGTCCCGGAGAAGATGTGGCCCCAAGTAGGGGCGTGGGTCTGGGAGAACTTCCGTATAATAAATGGCATCTCCTTCCTACCCTCCGCAGACGATGGCCACATTTACGAACAAGCTCCTTACGAGGACCTGGACGAAGCCTCTTATTTAGATCTCATAACCAAGATGCCCAAAGAGATAGACTTTGTTTTTGAGGAGGGGGTGGACAATACAATAGGGAGCCAAGAGCTGGCCTGTACGGCAGATGCCTGCGAAATCTAAGTTCGAGGAGGTTATGGACAAATGGTCAGAAGAACTGCGTGGGCCTGATAGCGTGAAGCCTATACCCAAGCATAAGAGGTGGCAGAGTAGGGATTACCTGAACTGGGTAGCTACCCTACCTTGCGTAAACTGTGCCCTAGAGGATGAGACTATCGTAGCACACCACCTAAAGCATAGGTGGGCTCCGCATAGCGGAGGTGGTACTAGCATGAAGGCCCATGACTATCTAACGATGCCTCTATGCTACGCTTGCCACGCCAAGGCCCATAATGGGGATAAGGGCATACTGGATTGGCAACCAGATTTTATCTTCAAGACGCTTGACAAAGCCTTCAGTTCTGGTAAACTCGTCTACCAGCATATCACTGGCGGATACCGAACGTTATTTGGAGAAGAGCTGTATGATTGACGAACAAACTGTAGAGAGTGCTTTAGACTTCCTGAGAGACAACGCAGGGGAGATTGGTAAGGCTCGAGCAGAGCGGGTGTACCTTGAACAGTTTCGAAAGAGCAAGAAAGCCCTCCTGTTTGATCTGTCTCCTGAAGAGACTGTCGCGGCTAAAGAGCAATGGGCTCTACGCCACGCAGACTATCTTACTGTCCTGGATGCGTTAAGGGCGGCTGTGGAAGAGGATGAACGGCTCAGATTTCTGAGTGCAGCAGCGGAGGCAAAGATAGAGGTATGGAGGACTATCCAAGCGAATGTACGAGCGGAGCAAAAGGCGTTCTGATGAATTCGAACGACCTCATGCAAACAGAGCAGGAGTGGCTACAGGAGTACGAGGATACTCAGTCAGCTGCTCACCATTCGGAAGAGTTAAACCAGCAACGGAGAACCCAAATGGCATCATCCTATGACCAAGAAGACAATGTATTAACCGTGTGGCTTCAAGAGAAGTCCAGCCCAAAAGCCCCATCCTACACTGGGAAGGGCCTAGCATGGGGTAAGGCTACCAGAGTAGCCGTCTGGCATAACGTCAGTAAAAGCGGCAAAGACTACCTCAAGATAAAACTCGAGGAGCCTAGAGACAGCGCCCCTTCACCTGGGTACACCAAGAGGCCGGCTGACAAAGGCGACATACCCTTCTAAAATGATTTCAACACCTATAAATTACCCTGATGGTAGTACAGTAGTCTTGGACTTCGATCCAAAGAAGCATTACTACAATGTGGAAGGCAAGTACGTCCCGTCTGTCACTACTGTGCTGAACGTTATCGCTAAACCTGCTTTAATGCCGTGGGCTGTCAAGATGGGCGCAGAGTGGTTCGTTAAGAACTGCGAGGCTTTCGAACAGGCTGAGTTGTCCCAGGAGGATATGGTTAAGGGCATCAAAACAGCTTACAGGGAAGTTTCTGATGATGCTCTACTGGTGGGCAGAATGGTGCATGATTACTGCGAAGCGGCGATCAACTGGAAACTTGGGAGGTGTGAAGCCCCCGGTATGCCTGACAATGAAGCTGCTGAGAGCTCCATCAACGCTTTCAGGGCCTGGGTTAGGGAGAATGACGTAGAGTTTATTTCTTCAGAAGAAAAGGTCTATAGCAGGGAGCACAACTACGCTGGAACCATAGATGCAGTAGCTAACGTGAATGGAGAGTTCTCTGTTGTTGACTTTAAGACTTCCGCCAGGATCTACAACACTTACTACATACAGTGCGCTGCTTATGCACAGTGCGTAAAGGAGGTGTACGACAAGGAAATAGATATGTCTTATATTCTTAGATTCGATAAGAAAACAGGGGCATTTGAGGTAGGTAAGGCAGTAGAAACAGCGGAGAATTTCAGGGCCTTCCGGGGGTTCCAGGAAGGGTACTTGCGGCTAACAGAGATGGACAACAGGAGTAAACGCAAATGAACCGAGACAGTTTTCACACAGAAGACGAGGACCTCATTGCTATGGTCCAGTTCCACATGAGCTCTACGGTAACCTTAATGAGAACCATTCTCGATAACAATCTTATCGAAAGGGATCTGTTTAGGCGGGTGCTAAATGAAATGGCCTCTAACGCTGGTTGCGTGAGAGAAGAAGCACTGTGGGAGACCCTCAAAGATTTCCTGGACGAGGGGGTTGATAGGGTCCTGGCACCTGTTCTTCCCATTAGGGAGGGGGAGGATGTCCATTGAAGATAGCGCACTTAGACCTAGAATGTTCTAACCTCAGTGCTGATTGGGGCATCGTAATATGC